CGAATTGCCGGCGGTGATCGTGCTCGATGGCGACGAGGAAACCAACGATGCCACCGACCTGTCGATGCGGCCGGCCCATCGGCCGACCGTCGTCCAGTTCATGCCAGAGATCATCATCGCGGATCAGGCCGATCTGGTCGGTTCCAATCTCAGCATTATGCGCCGCGAGCTGATCAAGCGGGTGCTGTTCGATGCCGAACTTAACGAGCAGATCGTCAAGACCGGAACACGGGGCAACGGCGCGATCCGTTACCTCGGATGTCAGACCGATGTCGGCTGGATGCGCTCGTTGCACGGCGCGCTGAAGGCGCAATTCCTGTTCAAGTACTCAATGCGGCCGGAAGAACTCTAGGAAAGGAAAGGTAACTGCCATGCCCACGTCACCCAACGTCAACAACTATCACATCGGTAAAGGCATCGTGTCGTTCAAGGAGGCCGGCGCTTCGGTCTTCACTGATCTCGGCAATGCGCCGTCGTTTGTCTATTCGCCGACGGTGGAAAAGCTCGAGCATTTTAGTTCGAGAGAGGGCGTGAAAACAAAAGATTTCACCGCCATCACCCAGGTCGGCGCCACCATCACGTTCTCGCTCGACGAGATCACCGGCCATAATCTTTCGTTCTTCGCGCTGGCCGAGCAAGGCACCGACACCGATGGCAACATCACACTAAGCGGCCTGTCGAAGACTGAGTTCAGTGGCCAGATCAAGGTGGTCGGTACCAACGACATCGGTCAGCAGGTCGACTTCCTTGCCACTGTCTCGTTCGTCCCGTCCGGTGATTTCAGCTTCATCACCAGTGAGGATGACTTCACGGTGATCGAGATCGAGGCCGAGGTGCAGAAGGATGCCGGTGGCTTCTTCGGTGTCTGGACGATCCGAGACGAAACCGTTTCAGCTTAAGGAGAAAGCATGGCAGACCTTCTGGATATTGCGCCCTCGACATCCGTTGAGATCGTCAAGATTGGCGAGCATCGGATCAAGGTGCATGGCATTTCCGTCGATGCCATCGCATCTATTGTTGCACGGTTCCCGAACTTGAGATCGATCGCCAGCGGCGATGTTGGTGGTGACATCATTCTGCGCTTGATCCAGGGATGTGGCGCGGCGGCCGGCCCTATCATCGCGGCCGGATGCGGGCATCTCGGTGACGAAGAATACGAACGGCTTGCCGCCAAGCTCTTGCCCGAGCAGCAGCTCAAGTTCTTGCGGGCAATCTTCGGGCTGACATTCCCAAACGGGATCGGCTCCTTCGTTCAGGAACTGACGAGCCTGATCGGCGGGGCCAGCGAAGAGCCAAAGGTCGTCAAAGTACGCTTGAGGAAATCGCCATCGCCATCACAGCCCTCGTCCGACGAGGCTTCCCACCCGACTATACAATGACGCTGACGCCGCGACAGATCACGGCCTATCTCGAATTTGGCGGCACGCTTGATCGCATCGATCGGGGATATGCATTGATGATCGCTGCTATCGGCGCACAGGGCGACAGCAAGGGGATCGAGAAGATGCGCAAGGAATTGGCGGGATGAAGTTCGAAGTTAAAGCCGACGTGCCGGCCATGGTCAAGATGATCCGCGACAAGCAGCGACCGGTGGCTACGGCGGCGGTGGCGGCCCTGCGCGAGACGGCCGCCAATGCGGTGCAGGAAGGGCGCAGCGATATCGCGGGCGCCGGTAGGTTCGGGGGGAAGTGGCAAAGCGGATTGCAATATCGGACAAAGGATGCGGTGGAAGACGGCGAGCCGTCGCTGGAAGCCACGGCCGTCATCTTTCACAAGTTCGGCATCGCCGGTGTGTTCGAACACGGCGCGACAATCCAGGGCAAACCGCTGCTGTGGATACCGACCCAGGAAGGCGGCCCGCGCGCCAGCCGATCGGGAAAAAAACTTACCTCGGCAACCGTGCGCGGTCAGCCGATGCTGTTCGATGCCAACGACAAGGATCGCGACCGCAAGCCGCTCTACATCGGCGTGCCATCGGTTCGCATCCCGAAGAAATTCCGCATAACCGAGATCGTCAAGGAACACGCGGCAAAGTTTGCCGAGCTGTTTAGCAAGCATTTCAAGGACACGTAACACGCCATGGCTGAAAAAATCTCGATCGGCATTGGGCTTGAAGGCGGCGACGATGTCCGCAAGAGCCTTGAGGAGATTGTCGGCGGCGTCGATGATCTCAAGAAGTCGGCGGACGAGCTGGGCAAAATTGATGCAACGGTGAAAGTCAACGCCGAGGGCGCCGACGAAGCCAAGGACAGCATTGACGGTATCAAGGGCGCGGCAGAAGAGTTGGGCCAGACCGATGCCAAGGTGGAGGTCAAGGCTGAAGGCGCCGATGAGACCAAGACCAGCATCGACGAAGTTAAGGCTGCGGCAGAGGAACTGGGCCATGTCGATGCCACGGTGAAAGTCGGGGTTGAGGGTGCCGATGAAGCCAAGGCCTCCCTCGATGGCGTGGCCGGGAGCGCAGGGGAAGCAAAGGGCCTTCTCGATCCGCTCTCCCAAACAGCGACCGTCGTCGGCACAGCCTTCGATGGCCTGTCGCTGGTGATGGCACGAACCGAAACAGCAACGGACGCAATTGGCTCTGCCTTCACCAAACTGGGAGCCAAAATGACACGGTCGCTCGGGCCATTGGGTGTTTTTGCCCGCGCACTGGGTCCGATCGGGATCGCGGCCGGTGTTGTGGCAGGCGCCCTCATAAAGTTCGGAGACAGTACGGCGGATGCGCTCAACAAACTCACCGCATCATCGGCAAAGCTGGATTTGACCGCCCAGAATTTTGACAGATTGCAGAAAGCCCTTGCGCAAACGGGTATATCACAAGACGCAATCCTTCCCGGCTTGCAGCAGTTGAAGGAAACGCTTTCCCAGGGCTTTTTCTCGACCGATGTCATCACGGGATTGCAGAACTTCATTGCCCAGCTGGAGCGCATGCCGGATAGCGCTGAACGAACCAACCTGGCAATGAAGACGTTGGGCGATGCGCTTGGCGCCCAGGTGATTGCGGGCCTGCAAACAGGGACTATTTCTGCACAGAACTTCGCGGCCGCTCTTGGTGCGGTTACCCCGGCAACGCAACAACAAATAGTAGAAGCGGCGAAGTATCAACAAGCACTGAATCAACTCAGTGCTGCGTGGACCGAATTCAAGTCAGTCATCACGCCGATCACAACGCCAGTCTTGGAGTTTCTGACACGGGAACTAAAGATTCTAAGACTGGAAATCGGTTACCTTATTGCTCAATGGAATTTGCTGGTTGCGGCTATTCGAGTGCTTGATGCGAGTTCTCTGGAAAGTCAGAAAGCGGCAGCGCAGCAGGTTGTCACGGCATACAAGGAATTAACGAAGGCTGGTGAGGAGCTGCGGCAGGGAACGCAGCAAACTGGTCAGGCGGCAGCACAGGCCGCACAGCAATTTCAATTAGTGCGCAATCCTTTCACCGGGATGCCCGAGGCAATCGGTGCAACCAATCAGGCACTTCAGCAAACCGGGCAGGCAGCGGCGCAGGCCGGGCAGCAGGGCGCGCAAGCAGGACAGCAGGCTTCGCAAGGGTTCATGGTCTGGGATGAAAAACTCGGAGCGATAACGCAGAAGCAGGCAGAGGTAGGGCAATCAGCCGCACAAGCAGGACAGCAGGCTTCGCAAGGGTTCATGGTCTGGGATGAAAAACTCGGAGCGATAACGCAGAAGCAGGCAGAGGTAGGGCAATCAGCCGCACAAGCAGGACAGCAAGCTACGTCGGTATGGGAATCAATCTCCAATGTGGTACTTCAGGCCACGGGTAAAGTCGATGAGTATGGCGCTGCGCTTGGCCGCATTACCTGGGACGCCATCTCCAGCAATGGCGTTGCGGCATGGAATGCGGTGACCGGCGCGATCCAAGGCGCATACGATTGGCTGGTGAAGTATATCGGCAAGGCGCTGCAGTTGGTCGGCCTGAAGCCAAGCGCCCCGGCAACGGGCGGCGGCGCCGGCATGGCTCGCGGCGGGCTGCTCGGTGGCCGTGGCACCGGCACTTCCGATAGCAACTTGGCCTGGCTGTCGCGTGGCGAATACATCATGCCGGCGCGGGTGGTGGCGCAGCCAGGCGTCGCATCGTTTCTGGAAGCGCTGCGGCGGTCGGGACGAATACCGGGCTATGCCGCGGGCGGATCGGTCGGGGGTGCTGGTAGTTCCCCGCTCGCGGGAGCATTCATCCGGGCCTTCGACGCGATCGATGCCGCCAACAAATCGAACCTGACAACAATGTACAATCTTTCACAATCCATCCTCGCTGCAGGGACAGCCATGGATCAAAGTTTGCTGGGCATTCAAAACGGCATGCGCAATGCCATAAAGAGCCTGGAGGATTTGTTGAGGGCACCCGCCAAGGCCGGCGGCGGGCTGCTCGGTGGCCGTGGTACCGGCACGTCCGACAGCAACCTCGCCTGGCTGTCGCGCGGCGAATACGTGATGCCGGCAAGCGCAGTCCGGCGACCCGGTGTGCTTGCATTCCTCGAAGCATTGCGGCGGTCGGGACGAATACCGGGCTTTCAGGAAGGCGGGCTAAGCAGCGGGCCAAACTTTCCCCAAGGGGGGTGGCCTTTTAGTGGTTGGGGCGATGGCATTAAGCAAATGGTAGCGTTGGGTAAAGCAAACAACAGTGCAATCCGTGCAGTCGACCAGAAAGTCAGCAAAGGGAACGCCGACTGCGCGCAACATTCGAAAGAGATCGAAGACAGTATTAATATATTCTGGGACGCACTCTTGAAGTCATCACAGGGGAAAGGGACGGGCGTGTCATCAGGCCGAAACTTTCCCCAAAGCGGGTGGCCTTTTGCCGCCGGTGGACTAATGGGCGGTCGTGGCACCGGTACCTCGGACAGCAACCTCGCCTGGCTGTCGCGTGGCGAGCACATCATGCCGGCACGGGCGGTGCGGCAACCCGGCGTGCTGGCCTTCCTCGAAGCGCTGCGGCGCTCGGGCGGCAACCTCAGCCGGGTGCTCGACGGTATGGGGCGGTTTGCACTTGGTGGCATGGTCCCGCGGGCAATCCCCGCATTCGCTACGGGCGGCCTAGCCGGCGGCATGAGCAACGTCACGATCCAGTTTCCCGGCCTGCCTGACATCACCGGCCTGCGTGCGTCGTCCGGCGCAGTCGATGAACTGCGCAAGGCGGCCGCGCTGGCGCAGGTCCGCTCGGGTGGCCGCAAGCCGAGCCGGTATTCCTGATGCCTGCCTATACGCTGCTATCGATCGATGGCATCGACTTCTCACAGTATGCCGTGCGCGGCATAACGATGACGCTTGAGCCAATCGAGCAGTCAAAGAACGTGGCCCGCGATTGTCGCGGCGACTTGGCCGACATCTCGGTCGCACAGTTCCGCCAATACAAGGTGACGGTGACCTGCACCGATCACGAGGCGCCTGAACTGACCGATGTGTGGCCCGGCCAGGATGTCACCATCACGTGCATTGGTGGCCTCGGCGCCGGCAATCAAAGTGATGGTCAATTGATCATCTTGGCCAAGGTCACCACGTGGAACACCTCGCGGGATGAATGGGCGGCCGAGGTGGCCTGGCAGCTCGAGGCCGAACAACGGACGCCATAAATGCCGGCCGGTCTTCCCTATTTTGCCTGGATTGATGCCGGCGAGACGACGTTCGGCGCCGAGCATATGCGCTGGGACGAGGCGGTGTTCTCGTTCACGCTGGCGCAGGAGGAAGGCGATCCGGCAACCTTGACTGCTGTCGTGCGCCGCCCGGTCAATGAGGCCGGTGCCATGGTCGGGCTGCTCGGTCCCGGTCGCAAGATATGGTGCTGGTTTGCGCTCGACTGCGGCCCGGCTCTGGTCAAATTCCGTGGTCGGCTCGTCGGCATCCCGACCAGCATTTTCGAGGAGCTGGTGACGCTGGTGTTCGTAGCGCGGCCATTCGATGTCGTGGCGCAGAAGGAAGCCCTGGCCGAAACGCTACGCGTGCTGCCGTACTATGATCCGGTGGTGCTCGACAAGGAACGACGCAAAGACCCCGATGTCGTGCTCGAGGGTTACACCAAGATATGGCATTACGATCGCGAGACCCATGTGCTCACGGTCTCCGACGAGATCACCGGCGAGGATGGTCTGGTCGAGTTCGACGGCGCAAGCGAAACCGGAAAGATATTGTACGACGGGCTCGGCCTGACGCTTACAACTGGGCCGTTGACGCGCGTCGATGTCAGTGCCGAGTTCACCTGGACCCAGCAAGCCGTCGGCACCGTCGATCTGACCAGCTATATCATTGGCATTGCGCAGTTTGCCACAGAGGGTCAGGCCGGTTCGATTGCATCGTACACATTGACGGCCGACAGTTGGCCGAAGAACAAAACTGGCATCGGCGACGGCTGGGAAGTTGCGGAGGGCAGATGCTACGAGAACTATGACCTGACGCTTCGGCAATGGACAGAAAGCGCAACGCTCGAAGTTGAAACGGGGGACGGACAAACCATCCAGGCAACCTCAACGCATTCGCGGAATAGTTTTGCAATTCCGCCAGGCAGCATGGTGGTGGGATACGACATCAAGGACGAGTGGAATGTCAGCTACAATGAGGATGGCGACGCCACAGGATACAGCAGCAATTTCTCATCCACTGCTTCCGTTCTGCCGCTGCATCACATCACGCCGACGCTGGTGGCGGGCTACAAGGCGGAACGGCAATGCACCGAGCTGGTGTCGTTCTCTTTGATCGCTGACGTGCAGCCGATCCTGACCGATCCCGAAGACGGCGAGGCCATGCGGATCGATGATGTCCGCTCGGTCAATCTCACTGAGGCGATCGACGGCGAGGCCCCGATCGGCGATCCGCGGCGGCGGTCCTACATCGCCACTGAACGCGGCAATCAAAGCATCGAGCATCTGATCGCGTTGGCGCGGGCGCACCTGATGAAGCGCGCACGGGTGGTAGAGATCGCATTTGCGCCAAAGCTCGCGCGCATGCCTGAAATCACTCTGCGCAAGAATGTATCCCTGATCGAGCCGCGGGTCGGCGAGGCCGTCGGCAAGATCATCGGCTATTCGATCGCCCTCGACGGCTCGGATGGGCGGGTTCAATGCGAGGTCCGCATCGGCTGCACCATCGGCTACGGCGGCTCGCAGGTAGAGCTGGCGGGAACGCCGACCTATTGCAGCATCGATTATGTCGGCACCGACTACCAGCAGTTCAATGATCGAGTGGTACTGTTTGATGAAGGCGATACCTCGGTCGGTTATCAGCCGCCAGAGGCAGCACCGAATGACGATGGCATCGACTTCTTGTCGGCGCTCAGAGCAGAGGATGTGATCGACATCCCACTTGTCGTCGAGAACCCGCCGCGGGATCAGCAGTCCTACATCTTGCAGGCGACCCTCGGCCACACCCTGCCGAGAACACCGGCCGCGGACGAGGAGGAGCTGCAGAAATACTACGAGACGACCTCAGAGCTTGTCGGTGCCGCATTGAAGCAGGTCGAAACCAAACTGATCTTCAAACTCAAGAGCATGACCAGGGAATTCGAAAGCGATTACGAGTTGCAGGTCACCGATCTGAAAATCCCAACCGGTTATGATCTGGAGGCGGCATAATGCCAGGCTTCGAAACCATCGTCCGGCCGGTCGTCTTCCCCAACATCCGGCCGGTGCCGACACGATCACTGCCGCCTGAGGATGACCCCGAGAAGGGCAAATGCACGATCGGCGGCGGTGGCGGCGGCATCATCGCCGTCACGGAAAATAAAAGCGTAAGCGGATCAACACACAATCCGAAGGAAATCGAGCGCACGGTTGACCAGGCGCGGGTCCATCAAAAGAACGACGACGGGACCATCAACGAGGAGAACTTTGTTGATATCGAAGTCGCGAACAAAATCAAGATGAAGGTGGGTGCCCGCCCCGGCGGGGGGACGCCTTTTACCGGTTTCAATGGTGACGATGTGGTGAAAACGACGGCAGATAGGGGCTACACCGGCGATGATCTGATCGAGAACTATAGGTACGAGCCTGTCAAAGAAAAAGATAACATTAAGATCAAGAAAAAGAACATCATAAAGAAGGCAGAGAGCGCATGACCATCGTTTTCGTCACCACCGGCCCGTGGGGCGGCGGCACCGGCGCGCCGAACAGTGCGGCGCAGGTTGACGGCAACTTCTACGATGTCGATCAGCGCATCGTCGACCTCTCGGCCGATGTGGCCGAGGGCAAGCGCATCGACACGGTGACCTATACCAGCAATTCCATGACGTTCCATTTTACCGATGGTTCGTCGCAGGTCATTCCGCTGCCGGTTGCGACCCTCGAATATGCCGGCAACTGGCTCAACGATACGTTCTATTCTCGCGCCAACATCATCACGGCACCAGGCATCGGCGTGTTCCAGGTGCTCGAGGATCACACCACGCCACCGGCACCGGCAACCTTCAATCCGAATGCAACGGACGAGAGCACCGATCTAAATCCGCTCTATCAGTTGTGGATGCCGCTGCGCGATGTGAACTACGACGCCGCGATCTTCGTGCCCGGCAGCATCCAGCGCAGTGCCGACGAGCTGCTGTTCCAGGGCATTGCAAATCGTTCAATGATGATTGGCTCGGGCGACGAGGGTGCCTATGCCTATCTCGATGTTGGCAACGATGCGCCCGGTGCCACCGATGTCATCCTGTCGATCGAGTGGAACGGGACCGAGGTCGGCACCATCACGTTTCCCGCCGGCGGCGATATCGATACCAGCGGCGGGCAGGTCGGCGAGTTCAACATTCCGCTGCCGGTAGGTTATGCCGCGGGCTCTCGCTATGCGCTGCGGGTCACGCAATCCGACAATGCGGAGCCGGCGGGCCTGTCGGTGACGCTGCCGTTCATTCGCACGGATATCTGATGGCGGATTTAGCGGACGCGCTTGGCCTCGATTTCCTGACGCAGATCATAAATGTGCATTGGGAGAGCGGGCTCGCGGTAGAATTCGGCAACAAGGCTGAAGATGCGCCAGGGCTGAACGAAGATGCGTCGGTGGTACGGGCCGCAAGACAATGAGCTATCTCAGTCTGCCGGCCATCAACATGGCCGATTTCAGCAAAGGCACAATTTCGTTATGGTTTCGTTTTTCAGAAGATGCGGTTGAGGCGGCGCGGACATATGGCGCGGGCTATCAGACGCCGGACTTTGGTAACTTTGCATTCGGGCCAGATATTTTCAAAAGTACAATTCCATTGGTTACGTTTGGCCGCAAGGTGATGGCGCATACTTACGGCACGGTTGGCCATGTCTGGACCCAGACAGAAGGCGGCGCTGTGTTGCAGGCGGTGACAAACGATGTTGTAACCAAGGACGATTCTCCCTGCGAGCCTTCCCATCTCGGTCTTGAGGTTCGCGATGCTGCCAGCGGTATCGACGGTGTCACTCTTAAAATAGCGTTTCAAACAGAAACGCGGGCAGAGGTACAGGGAATGGCGTTCGAGGCGACCGACGTTCATTGGGCACAAGTCAGTGAGGGCGGGCCATTTCAGCAATACATGACTGTTCGGGACGTTTCCTTCATTCGCACCGGACAACCGGAATGGTTTTTGATCAGCCCGAAATTCAACGTCGAACCTGACAAATGGCATCATCTCCTGGTGTCATTTGATTTTACTGGATCGGTTAACGTGGTGGCGCTTGTGGCGCCGGGCGCAGGCTCTGAGACGGAAGAAGAGGTGCGGAACGCCACGATCAAGAGCTATTGCAAATGTTGCTATGCGTTCGATGACGAGAACAAGAAAGGGAAAGACAACATTGGAAATAGCATTGGTTTCGACCAGCCGACGATAGGTTGGGTGCCACAGGATGATAACGGGATCATTCCCCAGACCGCGGAGCGTGCGGTTGTGGCCTACTCGCCGACCCCGCCTAATCCATTCGTTACCGGCGGGAACGTGGACCCGGCATATCATTGGGAGGCATCACCGATCCCGATGAACGGCGGCCCGGTAGGGTTGCCGGCAAGTGCTGAATATGTCGATACGATTTATCATTGTGAAATGGCCGAATTCCAGATGTGGGGAGGCATCTCCCTGGATACGGAAAACGTGATAAACCGGCGCGCCTTCGTCGACGCCAATGGCAAACCCGTCAAGCCTATAAAGGCGGAAGAACTGATGGGCCGAAGGCCGGATATCCAATTTCATGGCACCAATAAATGGCAACAGGGATATAACACCGGAACGACCGGTGCCCAGGAGTCAACAACGGGGGAATTTGAAAAGATACCATCGGGCCAATTCATTCCGACCGCAAAGATCGCCAAATATTTGCCGGACCCCAGTTTGGCTTGAGCGAGGAAAGCACTGCTTGAATGCTGGTCTGTAACGTCAGCCTTCGCCCAGCGCGTAGCGGGATTGCGGCCGCGATCACCGAAGCAGTGACGGCAGTCGACGCAATTGCTACGGGGAATGTGGTTTTCGCCACGCTGGTCGATGACCCGGCTTCGGTTGGTGACAACGTCAATGCTTACCTCGGCGAGATCATGCTCGAGGCCGCGAATGCCGATGCCCTCGCCGAGGCCGGCCTTACCTACAGTTCTGCGATCAATGAGGCAATAACCGCTAGCGATACGCAATCTGCCACGGCGGCCGCAGCGCCAACAACATGGGATGCTGCCACAGCTACCGCTGTTACGCTTTCGGGCGGCAATCTTGTTGCAACCAATACCGGCACGACATCGGCCGATCAGGGTGTGCGTGTTGCCAGTAGCAGCGGGAAAACCAGCGGCAAATATTATTTCGAGATAACGACTACGGTGTCTGGGACCGGCGGAAACATAGCTGTCGGCATTTGCACGACGACTTCGACTTACCCAAGTCTCGGGAATCTCGCGGCCGCAGCCGTGGTCGGTAACACTTCGATCCGCAATTCTGGTAACCTCTGGGCCAACGGTACTAATACCGGCATAACGATCGGAACTTATTCGGCGGTCGGACAAGTCGTTAGCGTGGCGGTTGATCTCGATAATCTTCGAATCTGGTTTCGTCGTGGCGCCAACAATTGGAACAACAGTGGCACCGCCAATCCGGCGACAAACACTGGCGGGATTGTAATCCCAGCCGGGACCATGGTTCCGGTTTGCATTTTCGGTGGCTCTGCTGGCGCCGCTGGTAATGCTTTTACTGCCAATTTCGGCGCATCGGCGTTTGCTGGAACAGTCCCATCAGGATTCACGTCAGGCTGGCCAGCCTGACACGACGAAAGGAAAAACCATGACTGATGAACGCGCACAGGCGCGCGAGAGCAATGATGCATGCGTGATCCGGGGCAGCGGGATCGGCGAGCGTGCCGAGGCACACGGCCGCTACGAGGTCGAATGCATCGGCGCCGATGGCAAACTCAAGTGGCGCGACACCATCGAGAATGTGGTGGCGACGGTCGGCAAGAACCTGGCGCTCGACACCTTCCTCGCGGGCTCGGCCTATACCGTGACTGGGCCTTACATGGGTCTGATCTCCTCGACCTCGTATTCGGCGGTTGCTGCGGGCGACACCATGGCCTCGCATGCGGGCTGGCTCGAGGGCGGCGGTGCCAACGCACCGACCTATACCGGCAATCGCAAGACTGCGGCCTGGTCGGCTGCGGCTTCTGGGGCCAAGGCGCTGTCGGCGGCGCTGTCGTTCGCCATCACCAGCACTGGGACCGTCAAGGGTGCATTCCTCTGCTACGGCAGTGGCGCGAGCGCCACCAAGGACAACACCAGCGGGACGCTATGGTCGGCCGGCACGTTCAGCACCGGCGACAAGGCGGTGGTTAACGGGGACACGCTCAACGTCAATTATTCCACATCGCTATGACGCCTCGACACTACGAGGTGCTGCCGTGGATCATCATCCTGCTATGTGCGCTCGCTATCCTGGCGTTCCTGTCCTGGCTCGGCTGGGACAACTGGTCTGACCTGCGCGAGGTGACGTGATGGCGGCCGAGGCTCCCGAGTGGCTCCTGGTAATGCGGGCGATGAATGGCCTCACGGAGACGCCGGGCTCGGGTGACAATGCAAAAATCCTCGCCATGCGCGACGAGATCGCCAAGACCTATCCTGACATGGCGAGCTATTGCGCGCTGTATCAACATGATGCGACGCCGTGGTGTGGGCTGGCTGTGGCCTATGCGATGACCATGGGCGGAGTGCGGCCGGTGTTCGGCAAGACCGACACCGACAAATGGATGTGGGCGCGGGCCTGGGACGATCTCGCATGGGGCTATGAATTGACGACGCCGCGGCCGGGCTGCGTGGTGGTGATGGAGCGCGAGGGCGGCGGCCACGTCACACTGTACGAGCGGACAGAAGGCTCCTCGTATTGGTGCCGCGGCGGAAATCAGAGCGACGCCATCAATCAATCAAAATATCCCATCAGCAAGGTCGTCGCGCTGATGTGGCCGAAGGCGGAAGGCCCACCGCCACCGGCACCGCGGCGAAACCTTAAGAAGGGCGACAGCGGTCCTGATGTCGAGATGCTGCAGGCGGCACTCGGCATCCCGCCCGACGGCGAGTTCGGGGCGGTGACCGATGCCGGCGTCAAGGGCTTCCAGTGTGCCTGTGGCCTCGAGGTCGACGGCGAGGTCGGGCCGATGACCTGGGAGAAGATCGACGCGCTGGTGCTGCGCATGGAGACCGGCAGCGACGGCATCTCGGAGGAAACAAAACGCGCCATCACCGAGCTGGCGCTCACGCATCCGATCCAGAAGTTCGTCTGGGAAGACCGCGGCCGCTCGCCGTCAGGCTATATCGCCGGCATGGGTCAAGCGTATGCCCTGGCGCTGACGTGGTGGGTCGCGCGCGATCCGGCGGCGATCGAGATGGCGCAGGCGGCCGGTGATGCCGACGAGGACGCGCTCGCCTGGTACGCCGCGGAGTTTGCCAAGATCGGCATCAATGTTTCCGTGCCCGGCGTCGATACGCTGCGCGGGCTGTTCGCCCTAATGATTGGCCTCGGCATGCGGGAAAGTTCGGGCAAGTATTACGAAGGCCGCGACGTGTCGGCGACCAACACCACATCGGACACATGCGAGGCCGGGCTGTTCCAGATGTCGTGGAACATGAAGAGCGCCAGCCCGAGCATGGGCAAGCTGCTCGAGGAATTCTTTGCCGATCCGAACGGCTTCTTGCCGATCTTCTCCGAGGGGCTGACGCCGACCTCGGCCGGGCTGCAGAATTTCGGGTCCGGGCAGGGCGCGCTGTTCCAGTTCATGGCGAAGTATAGCCCCGCGTTCTGCGTGATGACGGCGGCGATCGGCCTGCGCACACGGCGCAAGCACTGGGGGCCGATCAACCGGCGCGAGGTCGAGCTGGTCGCCGAGGCGGCCGACTACCTGGCACAGGTCGAGGAGCTGATTGCCGAAGGGCCGTCGCCGGAACCCGAGCCAGAGCCACCGCCCGAGCAGGAGGAAGCCCTCGTCGACATCGTCTTTGCCGGCCCGGTGCGGGTGACCGTCAATGGTCAAGAGGTGTCGTGATGGGTGTCACCGAAGAAGCTGGCAAGGCGGTCGGTGGCTACGTCACGGCACTGGGCAGTCAGCCGGTGCTGCTGGTGCAGTCGCTGATCATCGCGGGCGTGGTGTTCATTCTCTATGCGCAGGGATCGAAGTCATTCACCGAGCGCGAGGCGCTAACGAAGTCGATATTCGAGTCGCAGGCGCATGTGCGGGAAATCCTGTCGCAGTGCATCGTGCCGCCGGACGAGCGCAAGCGCAGCGACCTGAAGTCGCCAGTGTTCAAGTTGCAGGAAGCTGAAAGTCGGCCGCATGAATTATTCGTGATGCCGCCATGAGTGCCGCCGATGATACCCGCGATGTGATCCTGGCCGGCTTGCGCCATGCATTGCAGATGCGGGTCGCCACGATCTGGAACAACGTCACGCTGGCCGGAGAGCAGGCGCCGGGACCGCGGTTCAAGGAGGGCGTCACCAAGGCCGTTGCCTACTACGAGCAGGCGGTCGCGGCGGTCGAGAAGATGAAACTCTAGCTCTTCGCGGAAGCCCTGATCCGCAGCCTCGGTGGCCTCCCGCCGGGGTTTTTTTATGTCCCATAACGGAACTTGGCTCAAAATATAATATTCCAAAATGGCATCCGGGTGGGTTGCCATCGTGCCGTCATGTCCCATACTGTGGCGTGCTGTATTGCCGGAATTCAACCGGCCAAGACCACGGGAGGCGACTGGAATGGGAATGCGTTGCGATTATTGCATTGATATCGGGCGCCGCATCAAGCACGTCCGCGAAGATCAACGAATGACTCAGGGCGAACTCGGCCGCATGCTGGGCGTCCCGTTCCAGATGGTGCAACGATGGGAGCGCGGCGAGCTGACGATCGAGCGCATCGTCGCCATCGCTATTGCGCTCAAGCTCGATTCCACCTGGCTGATCACGGGCCAATACGGGGTGCCCCCTCAGCTCTGCCGGGCGCTGAGTGATACCTCGGTGCGGCTGGAACGGGCCAAGAGCGCGAGCGAGTTGCTGGACCTGTTCAAGCGCCGCGACCAAATCCGACGCGAGCAGTTTGATCCATTGCTCGGTATCAAGCCGCTGCCGATGGCAGTGGGCGAGCTGTTGCGTGGGTTGCTGCCGGCAATCACGAAGTGCATCATTCTTGTTTCGCTATTCTAGCGATCTTGGCGACGACCCTGTGCGGGCTGAACTTGAGGGCGCGGGCAAGGTCGCACAGTTCACAGACATCAATCCGCCTCTGGCCGCTTTCGATCTTGGCAAGCCAGGATTGAGTGCGGCCAAGTTTTGTCGCCACATCGCTTTGGCGCATGCCCGACGCTCGGCGTTTCTCAATCAGCAATCGAATTAGCGCCTTGTGGCTCGCGCGCTGAATCGTTTCCATTCCTTCTTATTTGAATGCCAAAATGGCATAGGCCAAATCGGAATATCTGGAACATTCTAACCTGCGCGGCCGATCCGAACAACGTTGGAGGCCGCCTTCTTGCCGCTGACGATCGCCTGCAGTTCCCGCGCCCAGGCCTCGAGCGCCTGCCGCTTCTCGGCGTCATAGCGATGCATGTTGTAGTGCTTGCGGTTGACGCTCTGCGGGGTGTGGTTGGCGATGCGCTCGATCAGGCTATCGGCGCAGCCGAGCATGCCGAGCCGGGTGCATAGGGTGCGGCGCAGATCGTGCGGCGTCGGATACTCCTTGCGCCAGCTCTTGGCGCCGGGGCCGTCGCCATCGGTGAGGGCGTCGCCGAAGCGCCGCATCGCGGTGCCCAGCGCATGGCCTTCGATCGAGCTGCCGTCGACCGAGGACGGGAACACGAACGTTGACCCATCGGGCACCAGCGCCAGCGCCTCGTTGACGGTATCGAGCAGGAGCGAGGGCAGGGGCAGCGCCAGTTGCTGCTTGGTCTTGACCCGCCCCGGCGGTAGCACCAGGCCGGCGGCGGCCTTGTCGTCGAGGTCGTGCAGCTCGTCCCGGCGCAGTCCGGCAACCTCGGACGAGCGCATGCCGGTGAGCAGCGCCAGCCGCAACGCCAAGCCGGTCGTGGGCGACACCGGCGACTGCACGATGTGGACCCAGAACAGCCGCAGCTCGTCGTCGGACAGCACGCGATCCTTGGTGTGTTCCTTGCCGCGCTTTTTCAGGCCGGCGATCGGGTGGGATTCCATCAGGCCGACCTCGATGGCGAAGCTGAATATCTTGCTGACCAGCGCATGCACCCGGTTCGCGGCCGAGTGATGGCCGGCGCCGATGATCTCCTCGAGCCGCTCGATCACGACCGGCCGCTTGATGTCGGCAAACGGCTGAGTGCCCCAGTACGGCAGAAGGTGTTTCTCAAGGTTGCGCTCGTTCTCCGCATAACTGCTGGCGCGATTGTGCCGCTTGGAGTGCTCGCGCAAATATCTTTCTGCGAGGTAGCCAAAGGTGCGCCGATCGAGGGCTTCATTCAGTTTCGCTTGCTTGGCTAGTCGCGCGACGACGGCAGGGTCTTGACCTTCGTCAATCTTGCCGCGCTGTTCGTCGGCCTTTTTTCTCGCTTGCTTGAGTGTGACGTTCGGATAGCTCCCGAGCTTCACGCGCTTGATCTTGCCGCGGAATGAGTACCGCAACGACCAAGTGGCAACGCCACCTGCCGTCAGCCGTAGTTGCAGATTGCGGCAGGAGATGTCGTTGACCTCGATGCGGCCCGTCGTCGGGGGCTTCAAAGTTCGAAGGAAGTGGTCTGTGAGGTCTTTGCGCATTATGGGTTTTTCCATGTCTGGTAGTGTTCTTGTGCGCGCGCGATTGCGTCGCGTTTAGTGTAAAAAACCTCGGAAGTGTCGTCCGGCAAGTAAAGATACCAGTCTCGGCCCACTGGGCCGCCTATCCGATACTCGCCTGTTGCGAAAAGCGCGCACCACCAGCCGTGCTTCTCGCGCGTCCATTTCAGTTCCTTGCGCATCACTTGCCCCCGGCCTTGGCCTGTATTGCTCGTTCTATTTGGACAGTAACTTTTTCAAAGCACTTGGTAGCCTCGTGGGGGTCTGGTTGAATGCATTCAACCATCTGCCGTCGAAATTCTTTGACCTTACAGCTCTCGTCGCATCGGTTTTGCCATACCGATATTGTGACGATCGCAACTCCCGCGACGGCAGTGCCAATTATTAGTTTGTGCATAATGATTTCCCTATTTTTTTGACCCCCAGACTCTGGGGTCAGGGGCAATTTGCTAAAAGGGTCCGGGGTCAGTCTGGGGTCAGTTTCCAAATTACTGCCCGATATGGCCTGTCACCAAACAACACGATAAACATTGGGGTTCGTGTTGGTCTGTCTTATTCCATACCGTTAATTTATTGTCAATTTATAACTTCGAATCTGGGGGTCGGGAGTTCGAATCTCCCCGAGCGCGCCATAAAATCAATGGGTTAGCGGAGGTGGGCTAAAACGCTGAAATCGCCGGGGTCAGTCTGGGGGCAGGAAAAAGGGCGGAGCATTGGCGCTCCGCCCATACGCACGGCTACCAAACTAGGCGTGGGGCTTTAGCATGCCCTTCTTCTGATCGGCTCGGATGTCCTTCAGGGGGCGTTCTTCCCGGTACGCATTCCAGGCATAGATCGAGCCCTGATAGAAATCGCCACCTTTCACCTTGTCGTCCTTGTCTTCCTTGATCCGTTTGAACCAGGCATCCAGAACGGTGGTCGGATGGTTGTCATCGTACTCCTTGCCGCCGCGTGCGACCTCGGCCCAGAAGTTCCGGGCCTCCTGCTCGTTGCCATCGGCGAAGCAAGCGTACATGGCGGCAACGATCTCCTTGCGCTTCATCTCCGGGGTCTTGATGGTGAAGATCTCACCAACCCACTGGATGAAGGTCTCCAAGCCCTGCTCGGCAAACTGGACGAAGATGTCGTCGCCGGTCAGGTTCTTGTTCACGCCGAGGATGTGGCGGCGATACCAGGACACGCCCTCGACGGCGAGCTTGGCGCTGGCCCGCGGAACATCCCGCAGCTTCTCGTTCAAGCCCTGATAGGCACCGGCGACATCGCCCGGCGTGCGGCCGGACTTGCGATCGTCGAATTGCCGGAACAGGATCGCCAGCGCGCCCTCATCACTTCCCACATCGTAGGTGTCCATGTGGACCTTGAGATCGGTGGGAAAGTTGCCGTTGGCGGCCTTGGCAAGCTCGTCCAGCATGGTAGAGCTGTGCTGGCCGTTCATGCGGTAGTCCTGGCCCTTGAAACGAGCCATCGCCCACTGGAACGTCACCAACTGGCCGGCATCTGCCTTCTCGCGCAGATGCTTGACCCGAGCCGGGTTGAGTTCCCGCTCGGTCGGAGAGGGCAGCATGTTTCGGAACTGGGCTACCAGCTCCTTCGTCACGGGTTTGACTTCGGCGTTTAACAACTTAAAGTTTTGCATTGTCGAGTCTTTCTCTGAGGGACTTGTACAAAAGGCGGTGCTGCCGGTCCTAACGGTGGCATCGCCTACTCCACCCATTCGTTGAGCAATTTCTCGAGCATCCCGGCCAGATAGCCAACAGTCGCGGGCGACATGGTGGCCATGTTCTTGCGGCCTTCTGCTTTGAGGTCTCGAACGATGGGCGTGAGTTTCTCGATCAGCTCACTGGCGCTGATCATTTTTTCGGATCTGAAAATGCGGTATTCGAAGCCCTTACCGACGTGCCGGCGTTCGCACTGGGCTCCGTAGTTCTGATTGCGACGCATTGACTCCAACGTGTCGACGACGAGTTCCTCGGCGGCATCGAGGTCGCGCGCGATCTTCTCCGGCTTGTGCCACTTGCCGTCGGCGAACTTGTCCATGATCGGCTTACCGATCTGGGGTCGGCGCATGCTTGTGGGGTTCTTTTCCATCAAGCGCAGGACTTCCATGAAGCGTTTGCGCTCGTTGGTCTCGGATTGATCGGTCAGTAGCCAGAAGGTGCGAAAACGGCGTTCGGTCAGCTCTTTTGTGGGGTTTTCGGAGTTTAGTACCGTGGTACTAAAACTGAGAAACCGGCCAAAGCGCAACCGGAGATCAACCCACTTCTGCGACATCCGCTCCTTCTGTGCCAGCCGCTCCTGGGTCCAGCCTGTTCGCGCAAACAACAGCGCCATGGCTTGGTCGCGCTTGGCTATAGCCTCGGTGCTGCTGTCTCCATAGAGCCGGCGCAACTCGGCGCGTTCTTGGTCGTACTGCTCCTCGGTCATGGAGCCGCCGCCGCGTACCAGCGCGAGAGGGGTGACAAGATTGTTGCTCATAAGTCCGGCTCTCAAGGTTTCGTTAGGAATTTTCAGACTGTATTGTCGGCTAGCTATCCTGTCAATATCGTATATGTTTAATTATCATGGCGAAGAAAAAATCAGCTCGGCCAGTAGGTCGTCCCAAGCTCTTCGAGGCGCGCGTCCTGCTTAGTCTTACAAGAGAGACGGTGGCCAAGATCGACCAGTGTCTGGATCCGGAGAGCGGCGAAACGCGCGTCTCGTTCATCCGCGATGCTGTCTTGCGCGAGCTAAGTCGACGCAAGCGGGCTTAGTTGTCCTGCAGCGACTTGATGTACTGATCGAGCGACGCCGCCACGACGCGGCGTTGCCGGCCGACGAACACGGACTTGACCTCGCCGGCCCAAACCAACTGCCACATCTTGGACCGGCCAACCCGAATCACGGTCGCGGCCTCCGGTACGCTCATGAGCTTGGGGGTGGCGTTCATCTCCCTCGCCTTCGCCAGCCGGGTCTCGAACGAACGCCCATCACGGCGTGATTTGGTCGGGTTCATGGTTGTTGCTCATTTCGTTGGGCGCGCACGTCGGCAACATGCAAAAGCACCGCCCGCAATTGCTCGCGCAGTTGCTTGATCTCTTCCAGGGCCATGTCGTTCGTCTCGCGGAAACTGAAAATTGCGGCGGCTTCATTAGCCCGCAACTGCTCGATCTCGTCGGCGGCCTCCTCCGCAATGGTCCCCGTCCACTCATCGGCGCGCAGCCGTTCAACGATGTCGGTCATGGCTTTGGCTCCAGGGCGCGGCGCAGCGCCTCTGCGTGCTCGTCCGTCTGGCAATCAAGGAAGGCTAATGCGAGCGCCCGCAGCCGCTCGATTTCGGCCTGCAGCTGCTCGCACTCTTTCTCCGATCCTTGCCACAGACCTTGAAAGATACCGGCTGTGTCACGGGCTACACTTGTATCTGCAAGGGACCGCATGTGCCCTTGCAGCCGCTCGATCTCAAATCCCTGTTCCCTGACAATCGCGGCAAGAGCGCCCAGTCGCTCGATCTCGTCGGCGGCCCACCACTCCCGTTCATTCTTGGGAATGTTGGGGTCCATGATCTGGCGCTCCAATTCTGCGCGAGGGGTGGCTTCATGCTCGACGATGTCGGTCATGGCTTTGGCTCCAGGGCCGGTGCGCAAGAGCACGGCCACTCCGGGGAGGTTTCATCGACGGGCAATTCATCCCAGTCGTAGCACCAATGACAATACTTCCCGGTCAACACGCGCCCGCGCCATTTCATGCAATCGCGCCTCCAAGCATCTGTCTCGGTCATGGCTTTGGCTCCAGTGCGCGGCGGGCTTGGGCGGCGGATTCGAGCACAAGGGGTGCTAATGCCCGAACCCGCCCCGCAGATCGCCGGCTAGAACGAACAGCGATCCGCATCTCGTCATCCCGCGGCCTGTTCCTTCGGCCGCAGATGTGCCGGCAGCGGTTGCTTGACGATGCGTGGCATCGGCTCCTCCTGCGGCAACTGATGCACGCGCTCGCGTTCGACCGGCAGAAATTTCTTGCGCTCCTCCATCAGCACGGAATTGACCTTGCCAACCATGTTCAGCAGATGATCGAGCCACGCGATGTGATCGTAGGTTTCCTGCGCCTGCATGTGGCGCAGGTCATCGCCCCGGACGCGGGCGCCTTCCGCCATCCGCTGTAGTCCGAGCACTAAATCGGCGAGTCGGTCGGCCATCATTGTTCTCCTTCGGTGAAAAATTCCGGCAGCGGTTCGCCCTCCCATCCGGCGATCCAGGCGAGTTCCTCCCGCTTCATATTCGGATGGCGATATTCGGGCGGAACCGCGCGGCGCTGATGGCCATCGGACTTGGCCTGTTGCCCATGCTTGTATGCTTCGACCAGTTTCATCTGCTGGCGAAGCTCCGCGCCGATTTTGGTGATGCGAGCCTTTTCCTCCCCAGTGCGCTGCTTGTAGAAGTCGTTGAAGACTTCCTCGCCGTGCTTGGCCGCCTCGCGGGCCATGGCCTCAAGAGAAACAGCCGCCCCGCCTGGGCTACCGACTGCGGGCGGGGCGGCATCTGCAGCGTCGAAAGGGGGTGCCAGCTCGGCGCCGTCAGATTGGGTGATCTTTGCACCGGGGATGTCTGCTACTTCGGTTTCATAGTCGGGCCAGCCGAGGCCGCAGATGCTCAATGTGGTCCGGCGCTTTGCCTTGGTGACGGCCTTCAGCACGGCATTGGCGCGCGCTTCGCCTTTCAAAATTGACGGGAATGCAACTGAACCCAAGTCCTCGTCCGAGCGACCGTCTGGCGTATGCGCCTTGACATGAACCGTCAGAATGTCGTCGGCGATGTGACGTGAAACAATCTCCAGCGACACACTATTAATTTTACGAAGTTGGTCAGCACAAGTCCGCGTCGGATACAGCGCGAGCTTTCCGTTTAAGGTGATATAGACAAAGGGCTGCGTCAGTGGATTCAGCCCCAGCGATTTGCAGACTGCTTTGTAGTAGTCGACGCGCTCATCCGGTGTCAGCTTGGCAAGGTCACCCTTGGCAATGACGGATTCCATCACGTCGGCCTCAGGCATCTTTGCGGGCACATTCATGAATTCACATCCTCATGCCTTTGGTCCCACTCGTTATCGCTGATCGTGCTGCGGCGTTCCCTGCGTTCAAGCACAGCCATCCGCCGATCGAGCAGGTCGTTCCAGTATCCCTGGTCGGCGACCGTTGGCGTCAGCCATTGCTCCATCAGGTGCCGCCATAGTTCGTCGGCCTCATCCCATCGATAGTGGCGAACGGCGTCGGCCCATCGCCGCATGAGGGTTTGTTTCACGTGAAGCCAATGTGCTGATAGGTATGTTCGCCTAGCGTCCCGTCACGCTACGCGATGATGCCGAAGTGTCAACGCACCGGCAAAAATATTTGGCCGGGAACCGCAGAAGATGTGTGGAAATCCGCCGGTATAGGTCAACACAACTGCCGCAAGATATGCCGATGGAATGCGACCAAGTGCGCGTCAAGCAGGGCGCAATACAACTTTAAACGATGTGTGGAGGAACCCGCCACATGCCGCAACAGGCTATTTCATCTTATTCCGTATTGGAATGTGCCGTAAGGTATTATCCCGCAGGTTTGCCAGATACCCGACACCCGGCGTAAGGTAACTCCACTTAGCTCCCGAAATGCCAGAAGTTTGTGTGCGGCCGCAAGCCCTTAACCCATAGGGGCGGAAAACGACGCGCGCGTAGGAGCACCCATGGGCATACACGTCGACCAGGACAGTGAGCGCGAGCGGCGTTTGCTGCGCAAGGTCAACGTGCTGTTCCTGAAACGGCTGGAGCTGGAGCGCAGGCGGGCGGAACGCAATCGCCGGGCGCGTGAGGCCTACCACGCCGGCTATGACGGCAACGACGATTTCAGCCGCTCGATCGACGAGGCCTATGCGGTGATCCGCGAGCGCGTAGCTGCCGGCGGCAAAGGGTGGACGCCACCATGACCGAGGGGCAACTGCGGTCCGCATTGCAAGCGGCCATTCGCACCGGCGAGCAGAACGCCCAGGCGCTGATTGATACCGCGCTGGTGGTGCGCGATCTCAAGACCGCCATCCGGGCGGCGATCGCGGCCATCGACCGCAAGTCCTACGAAACCGCGCGGCAAGAACTCAAACAGGCACTCGACGAGATGCCGATCGCCCAGCGCAGGCGCGAACGCTAATGAAAAACGATGACATCACTTGGAATTATCACGGCGGCAATCCGCAGAGCATTGAAGCGAATCAGCGAACCCGTAAGCACCAGGACCGCGCCCGTGTGCTGATGCACATCTATTCGTGTTGGCCCCGCGGCTGCACCTGTTACGAGGCCGAGCAAGCGCTTGGTATGCGCCATCAAACCTGCTCGGCGCGATTCTCTGATTTGAAAAACGATGGCGTGATCATCGGTACTGGGCAGACGCGATCAACCGACACGGGGAGTCCGGCCGAGGTCTATGTCGTTGCCCATCAACTTGAGCGGGCCGCAATAGCACAACCAGAGTTGCCGTTGTGATGACCGACGCCGAGCCCGAGCGCGACCGCATCTTCATGCTCACGCTGGTGGCCAAGCCCGGCAGCGACGATCCGATCCGCGCCATCCGCTGGCTGCTTAAGGTTGCGCTGCGGAGGTTTCAGTTGCGATGCACCAACATGCGGGAGATTTGATGAAATATCCGTGGATGCCATTGTTTAATGGTGATCTTCTTGCAGATACCATGCATTTGTCGGCGCAAGAGTTTGGCGCCTATATGCTTTTAATTATCCACGCTTGGAAGCATGATGGGCGCGTGCCTTATGATCGCGCCTCTAGGATTGCGCGAATTCGCGCTGACCAGTGGCCCAAAGTCTTCAAGCGGCTGGAGCCATATTTCCAATGGGACACGGACTCAATGGGACATCGAGTCTATGGTACACATAATAGGGTCTTGGACGAGTTACACAACGCAGGCGAAATCACCAATAAACGCAAAGAGGCGGCCCTGCAAATGCACAGCAAACGGCGTGCAAGTGCATCAGTTTTGCATATGCATCCACCTTCACAATCACCTAAAGATACTTCTCTTGGTAAGGGAAGCGAAGCAGCCGCCGTGCAAGACGCTGAGTATCGGTCGCCGCCAAGGACGAAATCCGACAACGTCCTGACACCGCTGCCGCTCGTTGCCGCAAAGGGCAAGGACGAGGCGTAGATGTGTTAGGTTGTGGGGTTATGTATCAGTATGTGATATAATATACCAATAAGTATTGCCGTGCTTTCTGCTTGACGTTCGGAACAACTCGTTCAGACTCGCAGTGAGAGGCCCCGCGAACCGTTCAAAGCATGTTCACCGGTGAAACAGGGCCGTGGCGTTCCCGTCGCGGGGCAGGCCACGGCCCGCATGCCTGGTGCCGCTATGACCGCAACGGCAAAACAGTTTGAAGCGCGCGATCTCTGCTTAATCTACGCCGAGAACGACCCGCGTGTGTCGAGTAGACGTGTGGCTGAGCGCATCCATCCCGACGCGCGCCTAGGCTCAAACACTCTCAACCAATTCATTGAGCGCAACGCAAAAGAATTAGAGCGCTACGGACCATTACGGTTTCGTACCGTCATGGTGAGGTTACCCCAAGGTGGCTCGCGCAAAGCCCACGAATATCTTCTGAACGAAGATCAGGTAACGATTGCCATCATGCGCTCGGACTCTAAGCAGGCCGAGGATGCACGTTTCGAGATTGTGATGCTGATCCGCGCATATCGTCGCGGTGAGATTTCACAGTCTCAGATCACGATCATCGCTGACCTGTTTGATCCCAAGCCTCCAACGATCGAACGCGGCGACGACAATATTGTCCATGTGACCCCGCATCCGAGTCAGTGGTCGCCCTCTTATGACAGATGGCGCGAGCAGACCATCGAGACGACGTTGCCACGTCCTTGCGGCTTCCTTGACACGATCGCAAAGACTGGCCGCACTCCGCAGGGTTATGGCGACTCGACAGAAGATAAGCCAACGATGTTCCTGCGCGACGAACTGCCGCTCGGACACTCTGCCGATTCTTGGCGCGTCTGGGTGAGTGAACAGTGGTTTCGGTTGCCATTTACTTTGCGCCAGCGGTGGTGGCGCGACACGGATTACGGCAACCGTGCGCCGTCGCCAGAAATGATCCAAGCTATCATTTCAATTGCGCTGCCTTGAATGAGACTGATCTAAAATGAGCTACGAGTGGCGGGAGCGATGGCGCAAGCGGTACAAGCGCCATATCGGAAGCAAGCAATGGCGCACGACCAAGCAACGGCTTCTGTTTGAACGCGGCGCATGCTGCCAGCGGTGCGGTCGAGGCGGTCCACTTTCACTTCACCACAAAACATACAAGCGCCTCGGTCGAGAGTGGGACGAAGACCTCGAGCTGGTCTGCGACGGCTGTCATCCGATCGCTGATGCACAGCGGGCAATTAACAGTCGAACGCGAATCACACAACGTCGGCAGCGAGGGACCAGTACACAAATGCGGCTCGCGATATGACCCCCACCGAACAGCAAATCCTCGACCTGCTCGAGCGCAAGCCAACGCTCACCCAGTTCACGCCGACATACCGCTGGCTGATCGAGGCCGTGGAACTGCTGCTGCGCCATCAGATCGAACTGCGCGAGGAACTGCGCGATCAAGGCATCCTGCGATGAGCAACCGCTACTTGCGAGAATACGACGGCTATCTCAAGCAGCATCTCGGCTTGATCGAAAGCCTGCATCGGGCTGGTGCCGACAACATAACCATTGCAGACCGGCTCTATGACCTCGGTATGCGGGCACAAAGTAGTTCGCCGTACTTTCATCCACTCACCGATGAGTTTGAACACGTCAGGAATCTAGCCGCCATGGTGGGCTACATCCGCCGCAGATGCTTCGGATGGAAACAACGGACCCCTTTGCATTTTTGGGCAGACGTATGACCTGGTGGGTCGTCCAGACCGAGGCGCAGCGCGAGCACATCGTGCGCGTGCTGCTCATGCGCCTGCGATACGAGACGTACATTCCGCGCATCAAGCACCGCAGCCGCATCAGCCCGCTATTCCCAAGCTATCTGTTCGTTCGATCGGCCGACCGCTGGTACCCCGTACGCTGGACCGACCATGTGGTGCGCGTGCTGATGTCCGGCGATCAGCCTGCGCAATTACCCGAGGCCGTGATCACCAGCATCCGCAAACGGGAATCCGGCGGATTCATCCGGCTACCCGCACCCCCGCAATTGCGCAAAGGGCAGCATGTGCGCGTCATCCGCGGCAGTTTCGAGGGATTGCTCGCCGTGCATCAGGGCATGGGCAGCAGGGAACGGGTCTGGGTGTTGCTCAACCTGATGGGCCAGCAAGTACCAGTGGAGCTACCCTGCAGGGATATTCAACCACTACCCGTTGTGGCGCATTAGCAAATCATGTACAAATCACATCACCCCTTGCACATAACGGCCTGATTATCCGCAGAATTCCCCATAAATCGGGAATTCCGTGCCGTGCAGCGCGTTTATGGAAACCTGCAGTGCAAGGGGTTGTGGTGCGGGTTTCGCTATGGACGCCAGGGTATCCGATCCTAGCCAAGCGTACTGATACCCTGGTGCTTCCATGCCCAAGCTAAGAACCTTACCCCCACTGGTACGTACCACCACCACTGCCACCACACCCCTACCCCCCAAGGTCAAGGACCATGCGTACACCACACCCCAGTACAGGGCATGGCGTGATGCAGTGGTACGTAGGGCAGACGGTAGGTGTGAGTACCATGACCACCATGGGCATAGGTGCAGTAGGGCAGCACCACAGCACCGTATGTATGCTGACCACATAGTGGAACTACGTGATGGTGGTGCACTACATGATAGTACTAATGGTCAGTGCTTGTGTTACTCGCATCACACGATCAAGACGAATGAAGTAAGGAAGAAGCGACTTCAAACATTAATTAAGTAGATATGGCTAGGGAGAAGATTCTTCTATACTTGTAGGAAGTTGCGTGCGACCGGGGGGTGGTGAAATATTCGAACTAGGCTCCCGCTATACC